TTGCTCAGCATGACGATTAACTAAATCACTATAATATTTAACTTGATCGCTATTGTACTGCCTTTGGCTGTTTAATGCCTCCAATGTTTTAATTTCCTCCGCCTCAGCTCCTATAATTCTCTCGTAGTCCTGAGTAGTTCTTTTTAAATCATATTCATTAGGAGTTAATATAGCTATTACTCCTTTTATTGCGGCGCCAAGAGCTACGATAATTCCAACCGCCCCTAATATTAGTGGAAGGGCGGCAGATACTGACGCCAAAAATCCTCCTCCAGTGGCGGCAGTTCCGGCGGCGGCAGCTCCAGCGGCGGCAGTTCCAGCGGCGACAGCTTCGGGGGCGGCAGCTCCGGCGGCGGCGGCAATTCCGGCGGCAGTTCCTCCAGCTCCCGCAAAAATATCAGCCATTTGTCCACTTTTTTTACTAAATACTCCAGCCTGTATCATTGCAGTAGCGGAAGCCTCAGCCGCAACTTGTTCAGTAGCGTATTTATTGCCTAAAGCCCTCATTGCGTTTATTTTAGCTAGTAATGTTAACTGCGTACTTAAATGAGCATTTTGTTTAGCTAAAAGATTATTTTGCATGATAGTAGATTTAGACACTAACGCCCAATTATGCGTCATATTTATAATAAACTCAACTGTTTTCTGAAGTAAGCTTATAATAGTGTTAGCAAACTGATAATGAAAATATGTTTTTATCATAGTTCCAATTAAAGGTAGATTTTTTAGTATAAAACTAAAAAGTGCCTTAAGTGTAGCTATCCACGGCTGTAATCCATCGATAATCTCATCCTTTAAATGGTTAAATCCTATAATAATCTCTTTAAAAGTTTCGCTGTCTCTAAATTCTTGTAGTTGAGCCTTAAAACTAATTAAAAAATCCTTTAACTTGTCGAAGGATTCTTGTCCCATTTCAATACCCAACTGTAAGATATAATCTTTTATAGTTGAAATGAGCCCTTCCACAGTTTGCCCTAAAGCAAGTGTAAGACCTCCGTAACGCTCTTCAATTATACGCTCAAGAGCTTCTAACATGTCATCTGGAGTTCCTAAGAATGTATTACTTTTAGTAAACTCCAATCCTTTTGCCTTTAAATCTTGTAGGGATATCCCCATTTGTCTCAAACGAATCATTGCCTTACCAAAGTCTCCGGAATTTATACGAGTAAGAACACGTACAACATCCAGTAATTGTACGCCGGCCGATCTTTTTGCAGAGGCTAAATCTCCAGCTACACGAATCCAACGATCAACTTCCATTCTATTAGAAGCAAGCATCTCTCCTGCTTGATATACTTCAAGTTCTTCATAGGGAGTTAAAGCCGCATAACTTCTTAACCTACGAATTGTTTCCTCAGCTCGAGTACCACTTTGTAACGTGACTTCCAAAGACTGCTGTAAGGTTTCAATTCGCTGATTAGTTCCAATTAAAAAGTCCCAAAGCTGTCTACCCCCTAACGCTAATAACAGTCCTTGCAATCCAAACCTGACATTATTAATCCAGCCATGCAATTTCTGAAAGACTCCGATAGTTCCAATTCCCTGCTTATTAAAATTAAGCATGTTATTCTGTAGCTGTCTAGACTGCTCACTTAATTGTCGCATCGAACCTGCTGTATCTTGAGAGGTTTTTCTCAAGTTTTCTATCGTGCTTACACTCTTTTTTGTATTCTCTCTAAATCTTTCCTGCCCCACTGTAGTATTATTTACAACATTCTGAAAAGTCCTTAACGTATCCGTCAAAGACTTTAACTGATTCGAAAATTCAGTTAACTGAGGAAGTGTTTGTTCAAAATTCAGTTGTGGGTTATTGCTGTCTGCCATTTTAACCCCTCCCTACTTACTTATTATGAGCTGATCGGAAGGCTTTTAATTTTGCAATTGCTTCTCTATCAGGTAATTCATTATCGTCTTCATTGCGATCTGTTACTAAATTAACTTTAAATCCTTGGAGCCTTTCTATTTCACGAATAAATCTCTTTTGTAAATCGTTTGCGTCTCCATGTTGAATATATAAATCGTTTAAACAAGACTGCATATACTCAATTCTTTTATTAAGTTCCTTGTATCTAGCTTCAAGTATATTAAATTTCAAATATATCGGAGCTTCCTCTGGATATATTTCATCAATTTGAGACTTTGAAAGTCCATATTCTTTCATAAAAGTATGAATCATATATTGTAGCCAATACTCTTCCCTAAGTTTATCTAGTTCAGTCTCCTCAACTTCATCGACTTCTATAACTTCTCCATCTTCATTTATTGATCTCCGATGAGAAGACTGATGAACTTTTTTGCGTCACTCAAAGCTTTATTGAGGCCATTAACTTCAATAATAGCTTCAATTAATCGAAGAGTATCGTCAATTCCAACATTATTTTCAATATACTGTCTGTCTAATTCTGGAATTGCTATAGTTAAAAAAGTAATTATTTGTTCGACATTGTCAGATACAATATCACAAATAATTTGTGATTGCCGGGCGGCTTTTTCTTGAGAAGTTAATTCTTTTTCTTCAATAACCTCAGCTTCCTGTAACTCTAAATCAATACGTAACAATCTAATAACTGCACTTATTAGAGTATTTAGCTCTTTTACAATTTGGGCGTATTTAATCAACCCCATTTTTTTAACAGTGACATTAATGTCGTTTATCCTAACATGTTTTTCATAAGGGAAACTAATACTTTCGTTATGCATTGCACAATCTCCTTTCTAAACCTTTTTGTCTTTTATTTAAAACAAAGGGCTATACTTGCTTGTATAGCCCTTTGATGTTACTTTAAGCTGGATGATACACTACTGTAACTGGAATTACATGAGTCTTTCCAGCCCATGAGATCTGTATTGCGTCTGTTATCGCGGATCCGTCCACTATTGGAGTATTTCCTGATCCAAAAGTTCCACCTGCAATAGCTGTTGAAGATACCGCAGTAACTAGACCTTTAGGGCTTATAGTTACTAAATTAACTTTATAGTCATATGAATTTTTTAAGTTCGAATTTCCTATTAAAGTATAGGTTACTTCGCTAGTAATATCATAAGTGGTATAATTAAAGTAGCAACTAACATAAAATTGAACTGTATGATTAGCTCCTGCAGTAGTAACTAAGTTACTGATCGTTTTTGGAGACACCTCAAAATCTCCATTCTGTGCCTGGACTTGCTCTTCTAAATCAGATGGAAGAGTTATTTTTGCTTCTTTTGTTGAATCTCCAATCTCAAACAAAAATTTTCCGGGCCCATTTGATCTCTTGATCATACCAAAGAATTCTGTTTCATATATCCTTTCTCCGTCAATCTTATAGTTAAGAACTAACGGTGCCCTATTAACAGCTTTGTAAATCGTAACGTCCTCACTGCGATCCATTCCGTTAGCTATTGGATGTAGTCTAAGTTTCCCTGCAACTGTTTCTAAACGCATTCCAGGGAATCTACCAAACGTAAGCTTCTTTGTCTCCTCGTCCCAAGTACCTGTATGACAAAACATTTTTAATTTGTTCATATCCGTTTCAGCTAATGGAATTTTAACTGAAATCGTTTCTCCTACGAGAGCGGCGTCTGTCAGTGTGTTTCCAAACTGATCGACTGTTATTTCATACCATTCTGGAGTATAATTAAGTTCTACCCCACCTTTTGTAAGCCCTAAAAATACCTCAGTGTTTGATCCAGGCGGAACCCAATAACAATCACATACTCCTAGTTTTATACTTTGAAACTCATTATACGCTCCTGTCATTTTTTACCCCTCCTTTTCAAGTTTTTCCATAATTCTTTTACGTTTTTTTTCAGCCTTCTCAACTAATGTCTTAGTTTTAGCTTCAAGTTCTGCTTCATAAGGAACTCCAAATTTTAAGTTAAAAATTAGTTCAGCTTCAGTTATGTCAGTTTCTAATACATCCCCATCTTTACAAATCTTTCCACTAAAAGAATGATATACTCTGTGCGGCCCTAACGCATTAAAAAGAACTTTCATTATATTTCCTCCTTTACGATTTTACTATACTTTGAACCTCACACCATTTCAATGGTGTGATTCTCGTTTCATCGACCTCGTAACCTACTATCTCCACGAGCCTCTTATATTAGGGGCGTTCCAACCCTATTTTACTATACTATAAAATGTAAGCTGATACTGTATTTCTACAACTACTGCTGGAACATTAAGACGCTTAAAAATTTCTGAATCAATTGTGTTAAATTCTATATTTACCACATCAGTTTGTATAATAAAGCCTAACGGCTTATTATTCTTATCAAATACTGTAAATCTATAATTGTATGGATCCTCGACCCTACTAGGATGATCCATCATGTCTTCGTCATTCATTAGTATATTTGCAAGAATGTCCGCTTCTTTTATAGCCTCAGCTTGCACATTTATATAATCTGAGGTATTGTAGTATTTAATATATCTTATTACAAAACTATATTCTCCAGTAGCAAACTTTTTATTTGCCGGGCGGCTGAGAGATACAGTTTCTGGGCAGACTAAAACTGCTGGCGTCCAGCTTTCTAATTTCTGGGGCGGTGGCAATACACTTAAATCTCCAATACCAACAGTTTTAACAAACGGTATTTCATTTGAAGTATCTATAAACGACCTTACTTTTTCAGTTAAAGGATAAGTTGAAATTACTTTTCTCATTACCTATCTCCCTTCTAACACCTTTCTTATATCTTTTTCAATACGTCCTTTATACTTGTTATAAACTTCCTGGAAAAAATCATCACCCTTTATTCCTAAATACATACCTGTAAACTTTTCTCCCTGCCTAGCACCCGAAGCCCAAACCCATTTTCCATCCTTATGAACTACTAATCGGTGTCTTTGAGCCCAACCTAAAATTCCAGTATATTTTCCTCTACGTGTCTTTACTGGCACAAAATGATATCTAGTACCTTTTAATATAAATCTTAAATATTTTAGTGCCGGCGATTTTGGATCGAGGATTCCAACTAAAAGCCTTATAGTCTCGCCGGGATTAACTTTACCTATTGGCAACACTTGATATCCTATTGAGTTTTTCAGTCTACCTCGATCTTCTGGAGATGCACGTTTTAAGGCACTAACTAAGTTATTCCCCCATTGTCTATAGACTGCTTTTATTGCATCTGCCTTTTGTTGAAGCAAATTATTTATAGCAAGCTTAAAATTAATTTCCTGATTCATCTAAATTCCTCCAGTATTAACTCTATATGATGATACGCTCCTCCAGCCCATTGAGGTTCCTTTTTTACACTAAATTCTACATTGTTCGCAATAATTTTGTAGCCTTTATGTATCCCTCCAGGAATACTGTCGTAGTATTTTTTAAGAATAAACATTCTTTGATCATCTGTATGTGTTCCAGTAATTCTGCAAGGCACATTTTCAGCAATAGTCTGGAATCCACTAACAGGATTTCTTGTACCAGGTATTTTTTGCAAATCATTTGCCTGTATAGTAACTAGTTGCTTTGTAAATATGCCCATTTAAATCACCTCAAAACCAATACGATCTATTTTATATTTATCAAGTAACTGATCAACTTTAAAGTCGCCTGTAGTAGACATTTCTTCTCCAGTTACTTTATTTAATCTATCTCTAAGCTGATAAGAATAGTTTCCTATTTTTTCAGCACTGAAAGGTCCAGATATTTTTTGGAGAATGTCCTCATCACGAATTGTAAAGTAATAACTATTGCATAATAACACCAAACTAATTATAACATCCTGTGGAACTAATTCCCATCCAAAATCTCCAAAAACTTTAATATTTTGATCGCCTGCAGGGAAGTCATATGTTCTACTAAGTATTGAATTATTGTTATCGCATATAACTAAATCTTTTAATCTATACTCTATAGTGTTGTCGAATGTGGAAACTGATTTTATATTAAAAATCCTATTTGGCAAAAATAATTTATTTGATCCATTTCCGTCTACATAAATAGTTTTATCAGATTCATTTTTAAAAGTAGTTCCAGTATAACTGTCTATTATAAAAGAACAAAATTCAAGTAAAAATTCCAGATTAGAGATATCTTCCGAATCTCTAATCTCTGGAAGTAGTCCTGGGCTAGATTTTAATTCTTCTATAGTTAAATATGCCATTTAGGGTTCTCCTCCCTTATATAGTACTAACTAGTCTAATAGCAAGAGTTTGTTTAGTTCCGGACGAATCGAGCCCCTTTGCCTCGCACATTTCACGAAGCGTGTTCAAATCCTGTTTCATTAGCTTCTTAACCTTATCCGGGTCTGCCTCAATACATTCTTCAACATCCTTTTCTTTTTTTGTGTCTTTATCTATTTCAGCATCCTTGTCTTTTTTCTTGTCTTTAATGATATCAGACTTCTGCACATCAACAATGTCAAATTTATCACTCATTGTTTTAAACTTCTCCGCAAGTTCATCTGAAACACTTGCCGTCCTAGCAATGTTTGTAAATTTAATGCCAAATACTGTGTAACTAGCACAATTACCTTTATAAACAATTAATTTCATTTACTGGTTCCTCCTCCTCATTATTTTAAATAAAGGGTATCTACTCAATATCAGATACCCTTTATTTTAAAGTGTACTTAAATTACTTAGAAGTTAAACCCTCTAAAAGTACAAGAGCGTCAGGATTCTCAACCTGAGTATCAACTCTTAGTGTCATTACAAATGAAGTTGAACGTCTTCTAGCATGCCTTTCAGTCTCCCATTTAATGTCCCTTTGAATACCAAAAATTAAGTTTCTGTAATCAGTTAACAGCAAATCCGAACCATTTGGAGTGATCTGTTTTACAGTGGCTCCAGCTTTATGCGAATAATAAAGATCGTTTTGCAAAGTAATTGTAGTTTCATTAACAATAGCTACAGTTACTACCTCCTCGTAACCAGTTCCCAAACCCAATGCTAAAGTCTGTCCAACTTTGATACCGTCAGCATTAGCTACGTGAATTGTGTTTGTGCCGGCTGATGGAGCATTAGTAAGTGTAGTATTTACACCGCCTACAACTGCTACAGGCCTATCTACTGGAAGTAACGATACTGAAGATATTGGAATGTTGGAATACGTAAGTCTTCCTACTCCAAGCAAGTATGGGTCAGCTGTGCTTACTGCTCTAGCTCCCAAGTAATCGTTGTAATCCTGATAAATATCGTCTGCGACAAGAATCCTTAAATTACCTTTGTTGCCGCGGTATTTATTTGGCAATGTTTTTACTACTTTTGAAAGTTTTTGTGGATCAATATAGCCATTAGCGTCGTTAAAAAGTCCATTATCTCTTGCATTAAGAACATGACCCTGTTCTCTAGCTATTGTAAACCATCCATTTACCAACTGCAAAATATCAGTTGCTTCATTGGGGTTTGGTATCCTTTTTCCATACATACACATAAAGTCCAATTCATTAGCTGCCTGACTAGCAATCATTCTCATTAAATGATCTACAAAAGCATCGCCCTCAATATTGTCCTCTAAAGAATCGTCGGAAATTTCAGCTATAGCTATAATTTCCTTAGTCTCTAAAGTTAAATGCTCGCTAACAATACTTACTGTATTGCCCGGGTCGATTGCGGACTTAGCTGGCTTTAAGATCTTCTGACCAATACCTACTTTAGCAATAGTTTTAGTAGGAGCATTCATTCGCTCAATACGAGCATTACTTTTCAAAAAAGACTGATCTACTACATAGTCTATAAAACGATCTGCTTCCTCCTTACTAAGAGCGGCAGGTGATGTAAATGAAGCTGGTGTAATAACGCTTGATTTATTTACAAACTGTTTTGTAAATGACATAATAATACCTCCTTATTTTTATTCATTAATTAATCATTAATAGTTTCATTTTCTGACAAAGTAAAGAATGATTTCCAAAACGGAACACTTTTTGTCTCTTCAGACTTGTTTACTTCATCTTTTAGTTGATTAGATCCTAAATCTTGTGACTCAATTGTTTCAAGTCTTTTCTTTAAATCGGATATAGTGTCATTCAAATTCATTTCAGACAGTTTATCAACTGATTCCTTTACTTTGTCGATTTTTGACAGCGACTGAGTTATTTTTTCAAGCGAATCTGAAAGTTTACTAACTCTTTCTTCGATTTCGGTTAACTTGTCTGTTTCCTTATCTTTTGCGTCTTTTAATACTTCATTATCGTTAACCTCTTTTTCTGCTTTTTCAGTCTCTGAAACTTTTTTTATCTCAGCTATTTCTTCATAGACTGTCTTAAAGTTTTTATTAACTGTTTCCATGAAGTCCTCAAATAGTTTTTTAATTTCTTCGTTCATGTCTATGCCTCCTTTATTTACTTCATTATTATTAATTTCATTGTATCTTTCAATCATCTGGTTCATTACTTCAACAAATTCTTGATTACTTAATTTATTTATAAATTGAACTATTAAATCACTGTTTTTAAAATTCTCTGCTTTTATAATAGTAAATGTTTCTCCAATTGCTCCCCTATCCACTAAGGATACTTCATTAATTTCTAATTCAGATAAAATATTTTGTTCATTTACTTTTTTACTCATTAATAGTCACCTCCTTAACTGGAGTTCTTTTTCCTCTGCCTCCTACGGAATACCCAGTGATTATTCCATCCTTAATCATTTGCCAAACTTTATCGTCAGTTATTTTAGTTGCTAGAACCCATGAACCATCCTGATCGATATAGCTTTCGACAATATATCCAAAACCTCCCACGCCCTTAAATACTTTATGCATAAATCCGATTTGAGAAGCTTTAGTTGTGTTATTAGATCCTGTATGAAGCAACTCAATATATGCCTTTTGAAGATTAATGAGAAAGTTATGTGCCGCTTTCTCTATATCTTCTTTTGAAATTATATCTCCCTGGCTATCAAATTTGTCTGGTACTAAAACCTTACCGTAAACAATACGTTTTTCCTCACTTATTTTTGATATATTTACAGTTTGATTAAAATTAGACACTCATATCACTCCAATACCAAACAGTTCTTTTCATTGTATAAGTGTACTAAAATTAACTACAAACAATAAGTCTATAACAAAATTTAAGAATTTTTAGTTGTTTCGTACAAATACAACATGTACTGCTCCTTAAATTTAGTAAAGTAGCTCTTTTTGTCTTTGGCAATTCCAGTATTTATAGCAATGTTATAATTAGGAAAAACAAATTTCCCGTTATCGACAGTATATAGCTTTTGAATGTCTGGGTTCTTTTTAAAATAATCTAAATAGGATTGTTTTAAATCATTGATCCTATGGTTTGCATCTAACGTAGAAGGTGTTTCTCTAACAGTCGAGTTTCCAGTTCCTTGACGAAGATATCTCCAACCTCTTGAAGTAAATAAAACATTTCCATTGTTCCTTCCTGGATTTTTAACATCCACTAACATTTCTGTGGATGTTAATTTTTGTATATCTAGATAATTGGCTAAACTAAATAGCTCTTTGTTAGCTTCCATTATTTGATGGTATGCTTTTTTAGTTGGGCCGAACAGCTCCTTAGTTAAAACGTTATCTAAATCCACCCATTCTAAGTTATCAAATTCTCCAGACTGAGGGACTAGTTCTGTTGTATTTGTGTACGCCACAAATACAAAACTAGTCCAAATACCTTTGTTACTTTCGTCAAACGAAATTCCTACAAATATAGGATCTATATCTGATATACCTGTTTCCCCTTTCACTTCTCTGTATAAAGCTTCTATTGGAGTCTCATTATCATCTACTTTTCCTCCGGGCGTGGCCCATAATTTGTTATCACTTCGTATACCCATAACTGTTTGATTATTTTTATTCATTATAAATACCCCAACTCCCCAAAGAGAATTTTGAGGTTTAATTTGATAAATTAAATCAATTCCAGAAACTTTTCGAACAGTCATCTTTTCATGACAACTCCAGCAAAGTGTTTGTAAATTACTAGGTTTGTTGTTCTTACGGTTTCCATCTTTATGATGAACCATAAGATTTTTAGTGCTTCCGCACCTTTCACATTTAGATTTTTTATATTTAGGATACATACTTATCCCGTTCTTATAATTATTGTTATTTTCGCCGGCCTGATTGTAGTTTCCTTTACGTTTCTTTTCAAACAAATCTACGTCCCTTAAAACAAAATCAACTAAACTCATACATTT